CTTCGCCCGATCCGTAGTCGAAGCGCGGCTTGATGTCGCGCGGCTCATCTTGCACGTATGGGCGGCTCATACAGCCGTATCGCAGGGCATCGACCGCGTGATCCTCGGCTTCTGTGTCCAAATCCTCGGGCCGGTCCGGGTCATGCTGCACAAGCGGCAAGGTCCGAATTAGGTCCGTGCATGTTGCAAAAATCTTGAGCGCCGGCCCGTCATCCCCGCCACGCAACCGCGACCGCACCTGATCCCAACCACCCATCGCGCCACCGCGCCCCACGCGCTTGTTGTCAGCCGGCACGAGCGCGAATTGCCCGTGACGCAACATTCGCTCGGCAATACTCGGCCCGCCGTCCTGCGCGAACATCGAGGGATCGGCGTAAAGCCGAATATCCCCATCACCCCGCTGGCGCGAGACGATGCCGGCTGCGACTTCCTCGGCGGTCAGGCGCACTCCCACGTTCGGCTGCCCGGTCGATCCATACCACTCGCGGTAAACCACCAGGGCGCCACGAGGCACACCGAACACCTCGCCGTCACTGACCGCGAACCAATAGACCGCGAAAGGCCTTGCGAAACCCCAATCCATCGCCGCGAACCGCGCCCAATATTTCGGGATTTCAAACGGCGCGATGACGTGGCGATGACGGGAAAACTCGGGAAAAAACGCGCCCGATATCACGTCCCAGTCACCCTCGAGCCACGCTTTGACAAGCTCAGGCGAACCCGTCTGCCGCAGCTGCGCCACGTAGGACGCCTGATCGAGCGCCACATTATCGCCCACGCGGGACGGGATATAGACGCGGCCCAGGCCCGTCTCCGGGTCTATGATCTCTTGATGGCCGAGCGGCGCGGGATCGATGTAGCGCGCCTTGAGCCAGTGATGCCCAGGCCCCCCAGGGTTGCCAGTAAGACGCATCCGGCACGGCACGCCAGATCCCGAGCGCAGCGTGGCGTGGAGTTTCATGATCGGCGCGGGCGAGGGAAAATTGCCGGCCTCTTCCACGTAAACCCGCGTATAGCTGTGACCCTGATAGTTTTCCGCGTCCTGGTCGCGCTCAAGATATCGGAAATTCAGCCGCGCCCCGTTGGGTAGCGTCATCGTGTCCGGCTTGCTCACGAACCTCGCGCCAAGAGGCAGAAAGATAGTCCGCGCCCTCTGAACAGTTTCCTGCAACTGCTCGCTTGTGCGCCTCACCATCAACCCAATCGCCCGGCGACCGTATCTCGATGCGTGCGCGGCCCACTCGCCCAAAACCCCGTCCGTTTTCCCGCCGCCGCGCGCGCCCCCAAAAAAAACCTCGTAGACTGGGCACGTGATTAGCAGGTTCTGCGGCGAGGAATTCGGTCTCCATGCTAGTCGGCGCTTCCTTCCGGCTTTGCGTGCGCTAATCGCGCCATCTGCGTCCATTCAGCCACGCTCCTCGCCTCGGCTGGAACCTCAATATACCAAGTCTCTTCCTCGGTCGGCGCGGGCTGCTGCTGGATTGGAAGTCCCTTCACTCGATTGAGAAATTCCCGCTGCGCCACAACCTCAACCGGCTGCACGTCCATCAATTTGCCCAGCGCCACGTCGCGGAGGCGGTCTAGCACGTCCTCGGCCTCGGCCTCGCGCTGCAAGCGCCGGTCAGTGATCGGCCATTTGCTCGCGTGGCCTGGATTGCCCGCCACGAACGGGATTGGCTCAGGCGCCACGCTCTCGCCCCGCGCCTCGCCGCCCCAGCCCATACCGCTGGCCGGCTGGCCGCGCGCTGGGCCGTTGTGCGGCTTTTTGCCCGATCCGGGGTTGCGAGGAATCCGCGGCATTCAGATAACCCGTTGATATTGCTAAGGGTGCGGCCCGCAGCTTGGGCCAGCGTATCCAACCTATACGAGTGATTGCTGCGTTGTCAATGACTTAACCACAATTCGGTTAAGGCGCGCGCCACCGCCTGAAATCGGATGGCACGTCCCACCAGTCCGCCAGCGCGTCCAGGCCACGCCCCAGGGCGCGCCGCCGGCCCCACGCATATTCATCCAGACCCGCCACGCCGATCACGGCCAGCCGCTCAGCGGGCTTCAATTGCTCAAGGGCCGCGTCGATCAGCGCTCGCGCGTCCGATCTCCCCACTTGCATATCCGCGCCCGCGCCCCCGCGTGGGAGGTTGTTGTATTGGCTCACCACACGAGGCGCGCCGCGCATTGCGTGCCAGGCACCCCGAAAGATGCAGCCCGCGCGCCATTGGCGATCAGTTAACGCATTGACCAGGCGGGAGTTTTCCGCGTCTAGCTGGCTTTCGTCGCGTATGCGTCGAACGTAAACCGTATGGGATTTGGCGGAGCTTGCGCCCGGTTCTGCAATCGGCGTTTCACGGGAAACACGCGCCATCGCGGCAGGTCCATCAGCGCCTAAATCAACGTCATGGACGGGCACGCGCGTCGGATAGTCGGTTGATTTCACGGCCAAATTCCCCATGCGTAACCCGCTACCACACAAGCTAGACCGCATTTTACGCGCGTGCAAGCGCCATCGAAAAACTTGCGAGCGAAAACTTGCCGAGCATCCGCAAGTTTTGACGGCAAGTTTTTTACCCGCGTGCAAGCGCGGAATTTGGACAACAAACCCCATGGCGCGATGCTTAGCTGTCCAAAAATTCCGGGACATTTAACTCCGCCGATTATTTGTCCCGCCGCGTTCAAATCTTATTAAGCCCCATCTTATCCGGGGCCAGCATGTGCCGCGTGTGGCCCCTAATTCCCGGAATTCCGCCCTAATAGCTCCCACAACCCCGCGCAACATTCTTGCGTATTGCCAGAGCGGCATCTTTTTCTCTTGTGGGTTAGGGCACATTGCCCTAGGTTCCTTGTGTCAGGGCAATCAAGCCCGGCACGGAAGGAACTGAAAATGGCATACGGTATCTGGTGCGAAGTGAGCGGCGGAATGATGGGTTATCGGGCCGCGTGGTTAAAATCCGAAACCGGAGAAAGGGCCAATTTTTGCACTATTGAGGACGCCCAATCCCGCGCGGATCAGCTTAACGCCGACATGAACCACGCGAAAGCCAAGGCCAGTTTCCGATACACCGCCCGCGCCACATCCTAATCCACCCACCCAGGAGACAGACCGATGAGCACCGAACCCCAAACCCTCACCATCAACCGCGAAGTCAAGATCATCGGGCCGGATGAATTCGGCAACTATCAGGTTTGGTCCTACGGGATCGACGACGACGGCATCCACCGCGCCGTGGTTCGCGTGCCCTTGGACGGGATTTTGGTTGCCATTCAGGACGTGTTGAAGGACGAAACTGGCGCCGGCCCGGTCGATTACTGGGAAGAATTCGCTTAACTTTCAACCGACAAGGAGGCCACCCCATGAGCATCTCCCAACGACTGACCGAAGATCAGATTGAGCGAATCGCGGAACGCGACATGAACACGCTGGACCGGCTTTTGTTGGCCGGCAAGATGACGCAAGCTGAGTATGACAAGGAGGCAAAGCAGATTGCCCGCTGGGCTGAAACGGCATGGAAACGCCGCGTGTTCGCGGAATAGGGGGAAAATATGAACAAAAACAGCGATTTGAACGCGGACCTTGTGGAAACCGAAAAAGAAAAAATGGCGCGTCGCCTTCGCGAGAAATTGGAATCCGCGGCGATTTACGCGCCACCGTCCCACTACGGCCCCGCATCCGATCCATACGAGGCAATCAAGGTAATCGAAGCCTGGCGCCTCAACTTTTCCCTCGGCAACGTCCTGAAATACATTGCCCGCGCCGGCAAAAAAGGCGGCCCCGCCGATCACGTCGCGGATTTAGAAAAGGCGGCTTGGTATCTGAAACGGGAGATTGAGCGTGTGAAGAAGGAAAAGGCGCCATGACCCCCACCGAATTCCGCGCCGCCCTGGCCGAGATTGGATTGAGCCAGGCGGCTTTTGCCCGATGGGCGGATGTGAACCCCCGGACGGTTCGCCGTTGGCTGTCTGGCAAAACGGCAATTCCCGCTCATGGCGGGCTTTTGCTGGATCTTGCTGCTAGATATGGCAGACGCCTATCGCGGACCAAAATTCCCAAAAATCGACCGAATTTTTTTAAGGATGGGAGGGTATAGTCTTATATATCAAGGTATTAGTGTGTTGAGAGTTTTATTCAGGCTTTTGGTGAGGTTCCAGAGCTTAGGGCATAGGACGACTACCCCGGCGCGGAGGCCAGAGTAGTCCCTATGCCCTAAGCGATCAAAGCGGCTTTTGGAGCCGGCCCCGTCGCATCGGACAGCTTGAATGCCTCGCGTGGCCTCAAGCCTTGGCGCCTACTTCACAGGGATTTCGCGCTCCCTGCTGATCGCCCTCGCGCCTTTCGGACCGGGCTGCCGATAGATCAGACCCCACAGTATCGGCATTCTACGCGCCCGCCGCTGCCGTCATTACACCGACCAGCGGGCCAGGGGATACTATGGCGCGAGTGGCGCCACGTGGTCAAGGATTTTCCCGCTGCCCCCTCTCCCACAACGCCAGCGCCGCCGGCATACCCGCTAGGAGCACACGGACGAGGCTGGACGGCCTATTGCCCGCCGTCGCCCATTCCACCCACTCCGCGTCGCTGCGCTGCTGACGCGGCTCTAGCGTGGCCGTGGCGTCGGCAAATTCGTCGGCCCAGCATTCGCCGGCCAGCCAGCGCGCGGGATGGGGGATAAATTGCTCGTCGCCGAAGGGATACCGCTCCAACGCGATCAGGATTGCCGCCGGCGCCTCGATCCGAATTGCGCGCAGCCAAGCCGCCCGCGCGTCGCCCCTGGCGCGCTTTTTGGGATACATGCGCCAGAATTCGGCAAACCCGAACGGCTCGCGCGAAGCGGTCGTGCCGGGAAATAGGAGGATCTGGCCGCGCGCGGGGATCATGGGTTGGGCCCCATCACAATCCGCCTAACCCACCGCCCCTCGTTCGCGATCACAATGCGCCCCTCGTCGTGCCACCGGCATAGGTGCTGCTGAACCGTCCACTGATCGCACCCGAGCTCGTGAGATATGGCAAGGTTTTTCGGGATGGCTCGCCCCGTCGCCGCCGCCTCCACCACCCATGCCCAAAGGCGCGGCTCCACGCGGGGCTTGCGTAGCTGCTCAGGCGGCTTGGGCGCGGTCATGCCGCTGGCGCCGCTGTGTGGTCCCTGTGCCAATCGTGGTGGCACTTAGGGCAAAGCCAGCGGACCTCCATGGGCTTGCTGTAGTCGTCGTGATGGGCATGGGATCGGCGGCGGTGGTTGTCGCCATAAGCCGCCGCGCCGCACACTTCGCAATCCTGCGGGATCAGGTCGCCGCGCACGATGGCGCGGGAGGTTTTCTCGTGAACGGCGCGAACCGCAGTTTTGCCGCCCCGGTAAAAGATGTTGTCGGCGCCGTTCTGGGCACCCGAGGGGCGCAGGGTAATGCGCCGGTCTAGCAATTCCCACATGGACTGTTGGGCGATCCCGTAAAGTTCGCCGAGCGTTTTCGTGCTCATGCCGGCCTCGTAGAGCTTAACGGCTTCCGCGACTTGCTCGGGAGTTAATTTTGGCATCACATGACCTCCATCCGCATCGGGATTTCCCACTCGCGCAGCTTGGCAATCACGTCGTCAAGCGAGCGGCACAAAGCCCATCGCGCATCCGCGCATCGAATTAGTGAACGCTGCGTTATCTGGTCCGGCGAAAGCGAGCCAGTCCGCGTTTTTAACTCGATGGCATATAGGTTCCCGCGCCAGCAAAAGAGCACGTCAGGAACGCCAGCCTTCACCCCGCGCTTCTTCCGGTTCGCGCCCTCGCGCGCGTTCCTGGCGTTCCGATGCTCGATGCTTGACCACCACACCTCAACCGGCAGGGCGAGCGTAAGATACTCGGCAACCGCGACGTGGATTTGATCCTCGGAGGGATCGCGGGATTTCATGCCCCATCCACCCCTTCCACTGCATACGGCCCGCGCTCGCCTTTCGCGCGATGAATGCTCAACACCAGATCGGCGCCATCCTTGCGTAAAATGAAAGCCATAGGTTCCCCGTTTGGCCACGCCCCGCCAGCATAGTCCGCCGTCCGCGCGGTCACGTAAACCGCGTGCCAAGGGTTGAAGCCGAAGTCGATCCGAAATTGCCGCGCGCCCTCACGATACGCGACCACGTGGCCATTGCCCCACGCCGCAATTGCCTCGGGCGTTAGGCGCCGGCCAGGGTCAACGGGCTGTAGCCGCTGCGTCGTCGTGACCTCGCCAACCTCGTATGATCCGCCGCAGGGGAATTTAATTATGTCGGGATTCGTCATCTCACCCTCACCACAACCAAAACATGCGGAGACAATTTTGAGCATCGAAACTTCGGCGCCCATTCGTATCGCCGCGTTGCCTCTGCCGCACACGCGCTCACGCTGTTCCTGGCTCGCTCAGCGCCGGTATCCGCCGAGACGACAAACCAATCGCCCAGCTCCAATTCAACCCATGGATAAGGATTGCGCTGCGCCGGCCGCGGGCGCGGATATTCGTATGTGCCGAGGCATGTCATCAGTCCGCCGCCTCCATCACGTCAAACAAAGTCGGCGCGTTCCGTTCCTCGGCTTGCATGTGTTTCACCGCCTGGCGGAAATAGGCTTCCTTCAATTCCACCCCGACAAAGCGGCGCTTGTGGCGAAGGCTCATGACGCCTTCCGATCCGATGCCCATGAATGGCGACAATACGATATCGTTCGGGTTGCTCCACATGATCAAACACCGCTCAATCAGATCCAATTGCAGCGGGCAGAGATGCTTTTCGTCCTTATCTTCCCGCGCTACCGCGACGTTAAGCGTGTTGGTCTGGCGGATGTCCATCCATACCGGCGATGCCCATTGCTGCCACTGTTCCACCGGAAACTTGCGCGAATCTTGCCCCACCGGTTCCGCGTTTTCCCCAGGCGCGCGGAACACCAGAAGATAATCAGCCATTCCTTGCCGGCTGCGCGTGCTATCCTTCTGCAACTGTTTGTAAAGCAGACCCAGCGCCTTCGTGCGCGTCATTTCCACCACGGGGCATTTCCAAATCGTCACGCGGCTATGAAGCGTCCATCCGGCTTCCTCATGCGCGCGGATGATGGCACCCGACAAATCCTTGATGCCGATCATGCCGTCCTTCCACTTGGTCAACGGCAAGTCGGAGCAATGCACGGCGGACAACCGGCCCGGCATCGTGACGCGCGCGAGATCGCGAAGAAGAAATCCATATTGCGTCATGAATTCCGCGTCGCTTACGCTGTTTCCCATGTCCGCGATATTGTCGGAATAGACGAATAGATTGGAAAACGGCGGCGAGTAAACGGAAAGCC